CTTCTTGATGTAGAGGTTCAGCAAGACGGACTGCTTCTTCCACTTCTCTCGCTCGGCGGGAGTAGGGGCATTCGTCGCCAACTGCTTCAAGAGACTGGGAAGGTCTCGGGCATAGTCAAGGTCATAAACCTCACGCCTCACCATCTCATCGGGACACTGCTCGGACAATGCGAGGGTCGTCGTCGCCATTGCTTACTTCATCCCACGACTTTCTTCCATTCGTTTTGAACGAACGAAATCGTGTCGTTGCTCCAATGGAAACATCGTCGCAGAAACACCGATTCCAATGGAAACATCGTCCGTAAGGAACTCTGACGAACGACCCCAATACCATAGCACCCAATCCCCCACGAATGCTGTTTCACACTTCCCGTGAAAATTTCCCATATAAAGTCAAACCCGAGCCGATGCCCTCCCTCTCCTTTGATAAGACGAAGGGTGCGAGACCCGTTGCGATGGTAAAGAACGGCGAGTATGACGGAGAGGTTCTCTACCTCCACGACGACGACCACTCGGGCAAGAAGCCGAGCTTCGTCATCAACCCCAATCGCTACAAGACGGAGCTTCGGGACATCAAGCCGACCGAACGTGTCCGCCTCTTTGCCCGTCTGGAGGAGGCGTTCAAGAAGGGTCTGTCGCCCGACCAGCTCATCGGCGAGACTGCCCTCGCCAAGCAACTCTACGAACGCATCCTCTCGGACTCCGTGCGGGACAAGAGCATCAGCCTCCCCGACGACGACTCCCAGTTCCAACTGCTTCCGTCGCCCGACCCCGAACGCCGTGAGGTCTTCTACATTGCGGGTGCGTCTGGCTCGGGCAAGTCTCACATCGCCAAAGGTCTCGGCGAGTGCTACAAACGGCTTCACCCCGACCGAGAGGTCTACCTCGTCTCCAAGCTCGGCGAGGACGCCACTCTGGACTCAATGCGTCCGAAGCCCAAACGCATCAACATTCAGAGCCTCATTGACGACTACCCCGACCTCAACGAGTTTGAGAACTGCCTCATCATCTTTGACGACTACGACACCTTCACGGGCGATGCCGAGAAGGTCGTCCACAAACTGATTGATGACCTCGCCACGATGGGTCGGCACACGCACACCACGATGCTCTGCCTCTCGCACTACCTCTCCAACTACAAGAAGACCCGCCTCATCCTCAACGAGGCAACTCACATCGTCGTCTACCCGCAAGCCACCAGCCACCACGCCCTCTCCTACCTCCTCAAGACCCACGTCGGTATGATGCCGAACGACGTGCGGGAACTCAAGAAGATGGGTCGGTGGGTCTGTATCAGCAAGAACTATCCCCAGCATCTCATCTCATCCAAGCACGCAAGACTTCTTCACCAAGAGTAATCCCTCGTGGTAAGATAAATGTCGGCATCGTCGCTTCTCACGTCTACCCCCAAGACGGAGGTCTTCACCTCGTATCTGCCGATTGCGTATGGGTCGTTCAGTTCCACGCAGACCCAAGTCGTGAACCCCGCCTTTCCCGCTCTCGCCCCGCTCCCGCTGGTCTACACCACGACCGACATCACGCCTCTGGGTGTCTCGTGTGCGACTCCGTCTGCGTCTATCGTGGTGGCGACGACGGGTGTCTACAAGGTTTTCTCCTCCGTCCAGTGCGACAAGACATCGGTGGGGGTGGGAGACCTTGAGATGTGGATTGCTGTGAATGGAATCGCCGTCCCGAACTCGGCAAGTCGCCTTGCGATGAACCAGAACTTGGAGTCCCTAATGTCGGTGGAATGGATTGTAAACCTCACGGCGGGGAATGCGGTCTCTATCGTTCTCGCCTCCGCAGTGGGTGGTCTTCAAGCAATCGCCGTTCCCGCCGCACCGCCCGTTCCCGCCATCCCGTCCGTCATCACGACGATTCTGCGTATCGCATAATCTCCCCCGTCAAGACAAAGATGTCCTACGCCAACTGGAATCCGACGGCGTTCTATCTCACGAACGACCTCGTCTATGACGGGAACGAGGACTACATCGCCCTTGCGAACAACACCAACACGCAACCCTCTACCAATCCACTCATTTGGTCGGCGATTGCTCCACCGGGTCCCCCAACGGGTCTCGCCAATGTCGTAACCGCAGACGGCAGTGGTATCGTCTCGGTGGTGGCGGGCAACACGGCGACTCTCTCATCGGCACTCGTCAACGACCCGAACATCACACTCACGCCCGCCGTTTCCCCGAGCAAAGACCTCACAATCGGCGTGAACTCGGCACTCACGTCCATCTCAAGCATCAACGGCACAGAGCTATCGGACTACGGGTTTGTGTCTATCGCCCACCCCGCCACGTCCACGACCATCTCAACGGCGTCACTGCTCTCACCAACGTCCATCCTCTCCCTCACGTTCGTGGACGCTAACCCCTCATTCGTTCCCCCGAGCAATCAACTGCTCTGGTATTCACTCGTTGGTCCCAACACCCTCCAAATCAACTCGTCTGCCTCCGCTCCCTTGCCGGGCGACTCGTTGGTGATTGCGTGGCGTCTTCTCGTGGCGTAGAACAAATGAGTGTCTCCATTGAGGGCGACATCCATTGGAACGAACGGCTAGAGGAATACTTCGCCTCTACGGGCGAGAAGGCTCATTGTCTGTCGTGGATTCACAAGAGGGCAGAGGAACGCTATGCCCGATTGCGAACGTGGATTGACCTTCCCGTCATCGCTATCTCATCCATCACGGGGTTCTTGAGTGTAGGGTCTACCTCTATGTTCGGAGACAACCAAGTTGCGGTCTCCGTCTCGTTAGGTCTCTGTTCCCTTCTGGTGAGTGTGCTGAATACGACGGGAACATACTTCGGGTGGGCGAAACGGGCAGAGGGGCATCGCATCTCCTCCATTCAATACGCAAGACTTTATCGTTTCCTCTCCATTGAGATGAGCCTCCCCCGAGAGGAACGGATGACCCCCGCCGACCTTCTCAAGCACACCAAAGACCAGTATGACCGCCTTCAAGAGATTAGCCCACTCGTGCCTCCCGAAGTCATTGACGACTTCAAACGTCAGTTCAAGGATGAGAAGGAGATATCAAAGCCAGAAGAGGCGAATGGGCTGGAGAGGATAGTGATATACCCTCGTCCGCAAACGCCTTCAGTAGGAATGCGAAGTCCTCCTTCGGGAACAAGATGGGATGCTGGTGTCGGAAGTCCCGTCGCATTGCCTCCAGCACCGCCAACGCATCCGAAGGCGACAGATACGTCGCAAGTGACGCTAGTGCTTCGCAACCCGCTATCTGTGGCGGATACGACCTCTCCCGCACCAGCTGAACCAGCCACCGCTCCGTCCACCGAATGATGGAATCGCCGACTGCTCCCTTGTAGTCTAGCAACTCACGGCACACGGGAGGCGAGAGAACCCGTTTCTCGGGCTTGATGACTTCCTCCTTGACCTCCTTCGTCCTCTGGCGACCTTTCAAAGGGTCTCCGTAGCTACTCATTCTTCTTACTCTCTAACAAGAATGAGTGGCGGTGCGTTAGAACGAGTGAAAGAGTATCCCCTCTCGGACGGCGACATCCGCCGTATGCTCGGGGGAACAAAGATTATGACCTATCCGCAACTGAAACGTCTGCGGACGATTGATGACCTCTTTGACGAGAAAGGACGGGCATTGGTTCTCTTTCTGACCGAGAGTCCGACGGAAGGTCACTGGGTCTGCCTTCTCAACAAGAAGAAGGGCATTGAGTTCTTTGACCCCTACGGCGACACTCCCCAAGAGATTAAGGAAGAGCTTCCCAAGAGCAAACGAGAGGCTCTGGATATGGAATCGCCTTACCTTTCTCGGCTTCTGAAGGCGAGTGGTCGCCCCGTCTATTACAACACCTTCGCCTTTCAAAAGACCAAGCGGGACGTCAACACGTGCGGACGCCACTGCGTTGCCCGTCTGCTCTACGCCCCCTACTCCCTTGAGAAGTATAAGAGCATCGTAGACCAGAGTGGGATGTCGCCCGATGACTTCGTGAGTGGGCTGACTGCGTCAATGCTCGGGAGATAATCTATCGGGGTAGAAGCAAAGATGTTTCGGTCTAGTGTTGAGACAAAGGGTGGCGTGACCCCCGACTACCCCGATTACCTCTACTACAATGCGGACATCATCAACAACACGACCGCAGACCTCGTAGGCGGTGCGGTGGTCGTTGACCCGCAAGTCCGTTTCAACGAGACCCGTGATACCTCGCTCATCAAGAATGCGAGTGAGTATTACTTCTCTATCGTGCGGTTCACGATGAATGGTCCCAACAAAGACCTTCCCCTCTTCATTCCCGACATCCAAGAGTCTACGGGTCAGACCAACGTCAACCTTACGACCTACTCCCTCGCCATTCCCTACTCCCAGACGTGGAATGTGAGTGGTGGTCGCACGATGGCGTTCAGCATTCGCCCTCCGTCTCGGTTCGTTCAGTATCGGTCGGAGACCCAGAACCCGTTTCTCGCCCCGACTCCCCGTCAGCCCGCCAATCCCCGTCTGCGAGGGCAGTTCAACGTCCCCGCTGGTTCAGTCTACCAGATTGGTGACGTGGTCTCCACGACGGCGGCGGGCGGTCTCTACGGCATCTTTGCGGGTCCCTTCTTCCAAGTCGTCTCCCCCCAGCAGTGGACGCCGAACCGCCCCTACAACGTCGGCGACTTCGTCCAGTTCCAAAACGTGGGCTACACGGCACTCGTCAACAACCCGAACCCTCTTCTGACGCCTCCCGCCAACCCCGCCCAGTGGGCGTTCGGCACGACGGGTGTTGCCCCGCCCGACCCTCGCTACTGGGAAGCCATCGGCACGGACAACGGCTCACCGCAAGACCTCTCGTCTCGGTATTACTGGGTCTACTCCTACCAGCAGTGGCTTGACCTCGTCAATCTCACCATCCTCAACCCCGCCCAGCTGGCGTCACCGCCGGGCACTGCCTCCACGTGTGCGATTCAAGACACCTACAACGAGTTCGCCATCCAGTGGGCGAATGCGGGTCTCGTTGCTCCCGCCGACCCCTTCCCGTTTGCGACTCTCCAAGACTTCGTGAATATGGTCTTCCCGCCACAGATTGTGCGTGACCCGTCCAGTGGTCGGTTCACCATCAAGGCAGACTCGGACGGCTTCGGCACTCGCCTCCTCACCTTCACGCCTCAAGCCTACGTTGCGGGACCGCCGGGCGTTGCGGGTCAGCAGACACCCCCCGTCTTCCGCCTCTTCTTCAACTCCAATATGTTTGGTCTCTTCACCAACTTCCTCAACACCTACTGGAACACGACTGACCCGACGATTGGTCCCTTCGCAAACACCCCCGTCTGGCTCTCGTCGGCGGGTCCCACGAGTGGTCTGGTCGCCACGCCGAGTGGTTACGCCACCGAGATTCTGTTCCCGAACAAGTTCTACCAGAACTGCGAGGACTACCGCCTACCGCCGTTCTCGGGCGTCCCCCCTCTCGGGTTTGCCCCCGCCCCCGTCAACGGCAAGGTGTTCTGGCTCAACGAGCAAGAGTATCGCTCCGACGACACCCTCTGGTCGCCCATCTCGTCCATCGTCTTCACCTCCACTCTCCTCCCGACCCGAGCCGAGCAGACGGGTCCCCCCGTCATTCTGGGAACGGGCAACAACAACCCGTCCGCCCCGACGTCGCAGTCTGCCTTCCAGCCCATCATCACGGACATCGCCCTCCCGATGGATACGGGTGCGTCCTCCTACCGCCAGTTCCTCTTCTACGCCCCGACCGCCGAGTATCGCCTCACCGACTTCTCGGCGTCCAAGCAACCCATCCGCAACATTGATATCCAAGTCTACTGGAAGAACCGCCTAGACAACAACCTCTACCCCGTCTCAATGTTTAATCTCTCGTCTGTCTCCATCAAGGTGATGTTCCGCCACAAGGATGCGATGACGGGGGGTGACGACAAGACGATGGTGGCTCTGTGAGGTAGTCTGCCGAAAAGATTGTCGCCGAAGATAGACAAACACGATGAGTGGCGACATTGAGAAGCTTGCCGTCTTTGATTCTCGTATCGTCCAGTCCCGCCCGAAGTATGCGGTTGAGAAGGGTGCGTTGTCCCTCACCAACGCCCCCTTCAACGCCATTGCGGCGACTGCCTCCCAGCACACCTACAACATCTACGTGCCGTCGGAGAACGTCTACGTTGACCGAGCCGTAGAGTGGTCGTCCACTGCCTACCAGCAGTTCCAAGTCTCCATTCCGGGCGGTCCCGTCGTGGCTCTTGAGCCGATTGTGCGTGCGGGTGTTGACTTCGCCCTCCGCTCCTTCCCGCTGAACGCCCTCTGCTCCACGCTGACGGCGACCATCAACGACACCACCTCCGTCATCAACACCCAAGACGTCCTCAACGAGGTTCTGCGTCTGACGGACTACTCCAAGAACCGCACGCAACGGACTTGCCCGACGATGCTGGATACCTATGCGTCCTACAACGACGCTGCGAACGCCCTCAACAACCCGCTGGCGGGCTACGAGAACACCCCGAACTCGTCTCCCGACAAGGTCCCGAATGGTGCGTTCTACAACCTCGTCTTCACGGATGCGACGGGAACGCCGATGTCGTCTTACCAAGCGGGTCAGCGGTTCGTGGCGGGTGTCCCCGTTGCGGGTGCTGTTCCCCAGCCCGTCGTGCCGGGCGTCCCCGACCAGTATGTGCTGGGTCCGGGTCTCGTCCCGTCCTTTGACGGCGTCTCTCTGGGTCCCTACTCCATCTTCATCCGTTGGCGGTCTACCGAGAAGCTCGTCCTCTCGCCGTTCGTCTTCTCGGACGTCCACGAGTGGGACACGGGTCTGTTCGGCATCAACAACATCCAGCTCATTATGAACCTTCGGGACAGCACCCGCACCCTCCGCACGACCACGCAAGGCGGTCGTCAGATTTCCGCCATCGGCTACAACACGGGTGTCTCGGGTGGCTCGGTGTTCCAAGACTCGGTCGTGAACGTTCAGTTCCTTACCCCGTCTCTGGACGTCCCGCTCCCGCCGA